GTTCCGTGGACAACGGGCGCGGATTCGCCTGGGCGTTCCCGGATTCACCTATTCTCAATTCGAGGAAATCAACGCCGGGATCATCGACAAGATGGAGATTGCCGACGATAAAATCACGTTCTCCCATGTCGATCCCAGGGCCGGGATGCACAGGACGCTTCCGATAAATCACTACTGGTCCTCCGAATGGCCGAGCATGACGGATACTCAAAACGGCGCGTCTCAGCCGATGCTTTTCGGAACGAAAACAAATTGCCCGACGGTTTGCTTGGACGCGACGAGTTGGAGATATGGATATCACGACGGGCGATGCGGTGGAGTCTCGAAACTCTATGTGGACGGCGTTGAGAAAACCGAAGGAACGGACTGGTATGACGATCCTTGGCATGGGGTCGTGACGATTGACGAGGATGTTGCGCTCACGGGAAGCGAAGTCATCACCGTCGATTTCAACGGCATCGAGCAGGATGACCATACTCAAATAACAAACCATATCTCGGCACTCCGATATCTGCTCCTTATCTATCTGGACCAAAGTGAAGCCGGCGACATCAACCGTGATCTTTTCTTCTCGGCGGAATTGGCTTGCACGCAGACCTGTTCGATCTATCTCCATACGGAAGCCGGGTCAGAGTCGATCATCCGGAACATCGAACAATCCGTGCTGGCGTTCACGATTACGGACCTAAGCGGAAAACTCGGAGTCCGCGCTATCGCTACATCAGCGGATTCATCGGCCCGATATGTCCAGAAGCACATGACGACGGGATACAAACAGTCCAAAGCGCGGGAATCTCTTTTTTACAGGATCGTCGTCAAATATGCGGAAGATCCCACAGCGGGAACATTCAGCTCTCAGGAAAAGATCATCCAGGGAAACCGCTGGAAATACGGGATGCTCAAAACCTACGAGGCGACGACGTATCTCACAACGGCATCGGCGGCGCTGACCCTGGCCGGGAGCATTGCCGAGATCCTGGACAAGGATCTTGTGACATTCACGGGCCCGCTTTATCTCATCAAAGTCATTCCGGGCGACGTGTTGAAGCTCACGCGGGACAGGTACTTCGGCCCGACGGGAACGGCGGACAATCAGGATATCCGGGCGCTGGACATCAACCGAAACTTGGGCGGCCCGCTCGGAGTCACTATCACGGGGGAGGCGGTGTAACATGGCAATAAATGTTCGAAGATTTTTCAGGACGATATTCGAATGGATCGTAAAGATATTTTCGAAGCCCGAAGCTCCGCCTTCCACGGGCGGAGAGGTCGTAGATCCTGGACCGGGAATTGAATACGTGGAACTCAACATTTGCAAAGTCTCGGGGCTGGTCTCCGGTAAATACTGCGCGGCCACGGAGACGCGGACCTATGAGATGGGCAAAGAGCCGGTGAGGGTGTGCCAGGTCTGCAAAAGGCTCTGGCCGGAGAAAGCCGCCTTCCCGCTCTACGTCTTCGTCGCGGAACTTCTGGTTGCTAATGGAAACAAGCGGACGTTCCTCGAACTTTGCCGATTATCCGGCGTTCATGGAATTCGGTTCTTCGCGCTTCAATCCTGGTCCAAGCCGAAACGGATAGAGCCGTTCCTACAGGCGGAATGTGATGGCGTGCCCGTCACATATGTTCAGCCGGACACGAAAACCGTCTGGCCGGTGTTCGACATGGAGAAGCCGAACCCGGCGTATCGGACGCGGCTCCGGGAGATCCTTGCGCTTCTCAAAGAGTACGATCTCGAGGCCGTGGTTTCGATTCATGACTTCTGTTCCTACAAGGGGGACAAGACAACGAAGTTTTCCTATCCGTTTTTATGCTCTTTGCAGACCATGAGTAAGGACGAGGACTGGGCGTCTATCCTCCCGAAGGCGGCTCAAGCCTTGATGGTCAAGAGCGACGGCGGAATCTATGGAGACACCGCCCTCCCCGGACCGGAAAACTCCCGTCTCTACTGGCACAAGAAATGGGCCAAGATGGTTATGGGTGAACTCAAGGCGTCCGGGGTCACGTACCGGATCGAACCCGTCAACGAATTCGGCGGCCTCGCATGGGTTGACGAGGGGCGGCCTGATGTGCCGATTTCATGGTATGAGAAATTGACTAATGCTCTAATTGGATTCGGGGCCAAGAAAAACGAAATGATTCACTCGGGTTGGCCGGAAGCGTGTCTCCCGATGGGCGGCACATATTGTCTGCACAACATCGTCCGCCCGGAGGATATCCCGTCCGGGGTGAAGTACATGCTCTCCGGAGATGGTGGCACGAAGGGTCGGTCCACGACGGATATTGATATCAAGGGCCGGAAGGGATTGAGCGTTGACGATGGGAGGAAGATTGCCCGGATCATCAAGGCCCGGGGGATGGGTGGCTATGATCACATGCCGAAGATCCTGAACAAGCTAAACGATAACCTCGTCAACGTCGATTTCATGCAATACGATGTCTTGAACGCCATGACGGAAGAAAGCCTCAAATGACGGAGCCGGACTGTGCTGACGTTCCTCCTTTACCTGGGCCTGGGCCTGCTCATGGATGTCGCGCTGACGAAATATTATATCGCTATCTCGGCGCGACGGGTGTTCCCGGCCTCAATATTAGCCGGGTTCATAACAGCCTTCAGCATTTACGTGATCGATCAGTTTGTCACGACGGGGAATGTCTGGCTTCTCGCCGGGTACTGTTTAGGAAATTCACTCGGGACATGGATCGGCATGAAAGGAAATCGTGTGGAGCGGAATAGCAACAAGGACGCTTATTGATATCAGAACCGACTTTCAATAGCAACAAGGCCCGTTCGGGAAACCGGCGGGTTTTTTTGTGTCAAAAATAACTCTTGACATTCATGATATATTGTATTATATTGTAGGCATGAGAAACGAAAGGAGAGCCACCATGACAAACAAATCGTTCAGCAATCTCGGAGAAGTTTTGCTCCGCCTGTCAGACAAAAACGCGGCAAGCACCGGCCTTGCCGCTGACAGAGTACGCATCGCCCGTAGGTTAAAGGAGGCCAGGGTACGCGTCAAAGCGAACAAGACGAAAAATCATGGCGTCTATTGTGCCTCATAATCTACCGGAGGAACGAATCATGGAACACACTCGTCACCGTATTTACATCGCCGGGCCGATGAACCCCAGGAACAGCGGAGGGGCTATCGAGTATTTGCATAACTGCAACAATATGATCGACGTTGCCCGTGAACTCATCAAGATGGGATTCGCCCCGTTTTGTCCAGCCGTAGACATGTTGTATTTCCTGAACGGATCACCGGACGAATCTCCGTCATCACAGGAGATTAAGGACGTGTCTATCGAATGGTTGAAACAATGCGAAGCCATGCTCTTAATGCCAGGGTGGAGAGAAAGCCCCGGAACGCTGGCAGAGATTGACGTATCGTCAAAGCTCGGGCCGATGCCGATTTTTACAGAGATCGAAAAACTCGTCGCGTATTTTTATGGTGATCCGCAATGAAAGAGGCGTACGCGGAATTCATCGCCAATAAATCCCAACTCGGAGACGGCCAGGGGTTTTCTCCAGTCTGGATGCCGGAGTTTTTATTCCCGTTCCAAAAGCATTTGGTTGACTGGTCTATTCGCAAGGGAAGGTCTGCAATATTTGCAGATTGCGGACTTGGGAAAACCCCCATGCAGTTAGTCTGGGCCGAGAACGTTGTCCGGAAAACAAACAAAAAAGTATTGATTTTGACTCCGCTAGCCGTTTCGTCTCAGACGATTCGTGAAGCCAAAAAATTCAACATTGATTGCCGACGGTCAAGCGGAGAGCTGGATACAGGAGCGCATATCGTTGTTACAAATTATGAAAAGCTCCATCATTTTAATCCGAATGATTTTTCCGGTGCCGTCTGTGATGAGTCCAGCGCCATTAAATCGTTCGACGGCAAGCGACGCGCTGAAGTCACGGCGTTCATGCGACACCTGCCCTATCGTCTGTTATGCACCGCCACGGCCGCGCCGAATGATTATATCGAACTCGGGACGGCCAGTGAAGCCCTCGGGGAAATGGGGTACATGGATATGCTAGGTCGCTTTTTCGTCAACGATCAAAATTCATGTAAAGCCGTCAGGCGTTGGACCGCAAATCAATCCGGCTGGGCCAGCCTTTCGGCCGGAGGCGGGCGCGGCAACTGGCGCTTCAAGGGTCACGCTGAAGATGCCTTCTGGCGTTGGGTCTGCTCATGGGCGCGGGCCTGTAGGCGTCCGTCGGACCTTGGATTTGAAGACAATCGGTTTGAACTTCCAGCCCTCGAAGAACGTGACCATGTGGTTAAAGCGCGGACACTTGCGGACGGATGTTTGTTCGATATGCCCGCGACTAATTTTTTCGAGGAACGAGAGGAGAGGCGGAGAACCATAGCGGAAAGATGCGAGGCGGCCGCCGGGCTTGTGGCAGACACAAAGCGCCCGGCTGTGATATGGTGCCATCTCAATCCCGAGGGAGACCTTCTCGAAAAGATGATTCCCGATAGCCGCCAGGTCAGCGGTCAAGATTCCGATGATGAGAAAGAAGAAACGTTCGACGCCTTCGCATCCGGGGCCTTGCGCGTTTTGGTTATCAAACCAAAGATCGGGGCCTGGGGCTTGAACTGGCAACATTGTTCTCACGTCATATCCTTTGCGTCTCATTCCTATGAGCAGTATTATCAGGCAATTCGGCGGTGTTGGAGATTTGGACAAGAGCGCCCCGTTGTCGTCGATCTGATATCGTCCGAAGGGGAGGCGAGCGTAAAGGACAATTTGCGCCGCAAAGCCGAGGCGGCGGATAGAATGTTCACGGCCCTTGTCGGCCACATGAATGATTCGTTGAAAATCTGTCGATCTGCAGATTATAAAATTAAAACGGAGGTACCATCATGGCTATTGCAAACCAAGTCGTAACAGATTCTTACGCCATATATAATGGCGACGCGATGGAGGTGATGCCGACATTGCCGGACGGATCTGTGCATTTTTCAATTTATTCTCCGCCGTTCGCGGGGCTATATCATTATTCATCATCCGAGAGGGATCTCTCCAACTGCAAGGATTACCCGGAATTCTTCGCGCACTACGAGTTTTTTGTTAGAGAGCTGTTCCGTCTGACATTGCCTGGGCGCATGACGGCCGTGCATTGCATGGATGTGCCAAGCGGGAATACTGGCCGGAGTGATTATCTCATGGATTTTCCGGGAGACATTATTCGTCTGCATGAAAAAATCGGGTTTCGATACGTTGCGCGATACCATGTATGGAAAGAGCCGCTCACGGTTAGAAACAGAACCATGACTAAATCCCTGGCGCACAAAACAATCGTAGACGATTCGTCCCGGTGTACCGTAGCAAGTGCCGACTACCTCCTTTTATTTCGCAATCGCGGAGAGAATCCGATCCCTATTCAGCACCCAACCGGCTTGACTGAATATGCCGGAGAGCGTTGTATCCCCGCCGAATTGTTGCAATACCGGAACTGGCAAGGCAATCAAATTGAGAATCGGTTTTCACATTGGATATGGAGACAATACGCCTCTGCCTTTTGGGACGACGTTCGGCTTGACCGCGTTCTTCCGTTTAAGGCGGCCAGGGATCAAGAGGACGAAAAGCATGTCCATCCTCTCCAATTAGACGTGATCGAGAGGGCTTTAACGCTGTGGTCGAATCCCGGAGAGACCGTATTGACGCCGTTTATGGGGGTTGGGTCTGAGGTTTTCGAGGCCGTCCGCCTTGGTCGGCGCGGCATTGGAATTGAATTAAAGCCGTCGTATTATCGGCAAGCCGTCAAGAATATCGCTCATGCGCGGACCGTCTCCCAAGGGGCCTTGTTCGAGTCGGCCGCTGAAGAAAAAGATTCTCTTGACAATCCCGAATAGCTTTCATATATTATATAGAGAGGATATCAATGAAGCGCAAAGACGGAAAACGAAAACTCGGCAGACCGACGATCCTGAGCCGGAAGGGGAGGTCCATTTGCATCTATGTTTCGGCGGAAACCCTAGCCGAAATTAACCGCCGGGCGGACATGGAAGACCGTTCGGTAAGCTCAATAGTGTCCGAATCAATCCTTCGGGGCCGCGCATGACAAACAAAACCCCCAAAAAAATGCGCGCAACGCATTATGCGGAACGAAACGCCGTATGCCCGATATGTGGACGGACTTACGTTAAAAAGCGCCCCTGGCATGATTACTGCTCAAATTCGTGTCGGTACAAGGCGCATCGGTTGCATCGCAAGATGCCGGAGTTTAGAGACCTCAAGGCGGATATTTCCGGGATCAAGGAGAGCCTTGCCCGGATTGAAAAACAAATCGGAATCTCAGTAAAGGAGGAATCATGAACCTGACATTCTGGAAACGGAACAAACAACGGAACACGGGGAGCGGCCCGGTGGCGAGACCGCCGTACAGGGCCGGAGACGGCCCGGACAGCCTCGGATGGTGGAAGCTCTACGACGCTTTTGACCGCGAGGTCTGCGCGTCCTTCGGCATCGGGGCGGAGCGGGACATCAAGCTCATCTCGGACGCGATGAACGCCTACTGCGCAGGGAAGTCGTGAGCAAGTTTACCGATGGACCATTGGTGGCCGGACGGACCGGAAACTTTCCGTTCTGCGTTTTAAAAGCCGTGGAGCCGGATGAAATTTCTCCCGAAGTCGGTTATTACCCCATCGCGGACCTTCGAGAATCTCCGGTTCCGAGCGATGAGAAACAGGCGAACGTTCGGCTTTTCGTTGAGGCTCCGGCGATGTATGAGGCGTTAAAAGAGGCAAAGCGCCTGGTTGACCTTGTTGGACAATATGCGGAAACGCCGTCCCGTTGGTCATTTGCAGATAGGGACGGTTTTCGGGAAACGGCCCGCGCCATCCTCTCCCGCATCGACGGGGAATGAAATGAGAATCCCTCTCCGCGTCCAGAAGATCGTCAAGCCCTTTGCGCATGAGCGCGGATGTACGGAATGGGATGGACACAGGTTCGTCTCCCCGGACGGCTCAAGGGCGATACGGATTCGGGACTTCGATGGCGACATGGTTCGTATTTTCGATACAGCGGGACCGGGAACGGAAGTCCTGTTCCGCGAAAGGAGGAAGGCCAATGTGTGCCGTCAGGGTTGAGGATTTAAGGGCGACGGTTGGCGGAATCGACGTTCTGTATGCGGCCTACCGAGCCCAATGCCTTAAGGTGTTTGGCCCCGATTGGGTTGCCAGAATGGAAGCCGAACCTCTCAATGAATGCCCGAATTGCCACGGCGTGATTGCCGACGACGAGAGCTTTTGCGGGGAGGAATGCAAGCGGGAGTTTTTAGGAGGACGGAATGGCGATTGAAAAATTAGATAGCGATAATTTCCTGATTCGGGAAATAACCGAATCCTTTGTCGAGGACTGGAAAAACAAATCCGGCCAGAGGGATCACAGCAAGCGGAAGTATTTCTACATGAGCGATGTTGGCAAGTGCCCGCGCTCCGTGTTCTATGATTTCACGTGCCCGGATAAGAAGCGCGTCATCACGGCCAAGACGCTCATGATGTTCGCCGCCGGGA